TTTTTATTATGGATTAAATAATAGGCGTTGTTATATACTTCGTAATCCTCTTTTCCCTCTCTGCACAATCTTTCTAATTTTCTCAATGTGTTACCCTCTAGCAACCATTCGGTTGCCGTTTGCACGTGGCATATAGCCCATTCGAAATGACTCCAAGCGGCTAGGCACACACTCTGTTTGTCTATTGGCTGTCGAGAAGAGTTGAAACGACGAGGGTTAGCGTCGAAACATTTGGCCGAGGCGTTGATTGCCTCGTTTCCTTGTTGTTTTAGTAGGTCGATCATTGCTTGACCTCTTTCTGCTATGACTATACTCATCGTGATACTCCTTTGCTATTTATTGTTTATGGTAGTCGGTAGATCTCTGCCTACCGACTTAAAAAGCTTTTTGATAGTTCTAACTTAATTAAACTGTTTCACCTAACCCCTTAAAAAATGCGACATGATAATTAGGATAGCCTAACCCTTGTGTCGCGTGGGGTGGAGGGGGACAAAGTTTATGTTGTGTCATGCAATCTACTTTGACACTTGACACCCATGACAGAGGCAGAACATGCGCGAGCGAATGCGAGTGCATGTTCTTCCAGCAAGCTTGCGACTGTCATTGGTGTCGATTGTTGACGTTAAGTGGAATGTCGCATAATGAAACCTTTTCCACATCCAACACACAAGCGACAACACAACACAACACAACACAACACAACACAACACAACACAACACAACACAACACAACACAACACAACACAACACAACACAACAAACTTATCGTATGACACACGACACACACACGCACGACACAATTCACACTCATTACATTATATTATTATATTGCTTGTAAGGAACGCTCGACATGATACACACCTCTGCGCCCTGCCACCCTTGGATATACCAAGGCTAGTTGTCCCCCTGAAGTGGGGCTATGTTAGTGCAGCGGTAGATCACTACATTTTAATAAACACTCATTGAATGCTTATTAAAATGTGCCCCCGAAGGGGCAGCATTTGCTATGCTTGTGCCATCAACTCGGCGAACAAGCTCATTGTCTCAGCAGGTAGGTGTTTAAGCTCCTCCATTCTTCCTAATGCCTCCCCGATACCACGCTCAGAACGTTTGAGGTCTTGAACTGGATACTCTGTCATGTCTTGGAATGTGTTGTCCCAAAACTCGTCCCCAAAGGTTGTCACCATATTGATGCGCTCAATTATTGGCCACACTTTCTCATGTAGTGGCACCAATCTCCCTTGCAACTCATGACGCGCTTCCTTCTCAATAAGGGCTGCTTCACCCTCCATCTCATAGTGCCCACCCTCATACTGCTCATCATCAAGCTGTGCCAGCTTGTGATTCATCTTAGCTCTCTGGCTGTCCAACCATCCCGCTGTATCGAACTCACCCTCTTCTGCTGGCTTGTGGTTCTTAGCGGCTACTGACAGCCAGAACCAACTGGATAGCAATGGCCCCATCTTAACTCGGCCTATCTTGTTCTCTACCATTCCCTTGGGGAAGAGGTAGTCCTGCATGACTCCCATGTTGTCATTCTCTTGCAAGAAAGATTTAATCTCCTGCTCCATAGCATAGAATGCGAAGTAAAGAGCTGCCCAATGAATGTCACGCTTCGTTGCATCCTTAATCATGTGCGACTCCAAGTCATCCTTGGTTCTCACGGTATGCGTGACGTATTCCTCATTAGCTGCTTTGATTGCAGCATCTAGTGCCTTACCCATACTGAATGCGGTGACCACGTTGGCTGGATACTCCTGACCATTTCTCTCAAGGGATACCTCTTTGCCACTGCGCTTCTCCTTGTTGACATCTGATAGAAGCTTACGCTCCACTTCCTTCATGTTCTTGATGTGTATGGCCATCTTCTCTTGCATTTTGAGCACCTCATCGCTCTCCACTCTGAAGTTGAAGATTCCCACGTTTGCCGCCACTGGCAGCTCATCCCACGACTTAGGGTGGGGCTTATTCTGTACCTCGCACAACAGCTTGTTGAGGAATGCTATCTCCTCATAACTCGCGTCTGCCTTAACTTCCATCAACCCAGCATGTTTCTCCACTACAGCTCTGAGTGGGGGCAACTCATGGCGTGTCTCTCCTATCTGCTTGACCATCGCGAAACAAGCTCTGCCGAACATGTCGCGTTGGTGTAGGTTGTGATCCCATACCATGCCAGACTCAACCCAGTTCAATGTAGACACTGGACCGAAATCCTTCCCGTCTTCTTTATTGGCTTTGATAGACGTTGCGATTCTGTTTAATACATTTTTCATTGTTAATTACTCTCTTTAAGTTTAAAGTGAGCTTGTGATTGTAGTCACAAGCTCGTTTGGTTATGCGGACTAGCGGGGATTATAGAAAACGCTTTATAGCGTTTTCTTCTTCTTCCCTCTTGACCTTTACAGGGTCGCCTAACTCTTCTGTCTTGGCTCTCACCAGACAATGTAATTCTTCCTCTGTATTGACTGTCACTTCCCCTGTTGACAGTAATTTCTCCACAATGCCAAGTGCTTGGCGGTATGCGCCACTTAGCTCGACCTTGGGGATAATGTCCCCTCTGGCCTTTATGAGCTCATATGCCCCTTCTGGCATCTCAGACTGACCATACGTCTTTTCGGTGTGCTCACACCGTGTTGGGATGAAGCCATCTGAGGGTGTGAACCCCATTGGCCATGAAGTTGTTAGCCTGCCATCACCATCAAGTCTGTGGGTATCATCAACTGCCAGCGCGTTCTTGCGCTCACATTCCTCATCCTCTGTGATGCGCATCCATTTGACCGACTTGGTGGCATTGGCCATCATTGAGCGGTCTTCGTTGGGCATTGTCCACCCATGTTTCATCCTGTTGGCAATTTCGGCATCAATGTATGCCTTATTACCAATGTGGTTCGCCAAGAACCGTGTGTTTTCCTTAACACTGGCGGCTAGGCCACCGCTTAGCGTGCCATTTCCCACACTCTCTAGGTAAGAGGGTGCTTTGATTAGCGTCGCAGCATTCCATACTGCTGCGAAGTTTTGTACTGCTTTTGGATTTCTCATATTGCTTCCCCTTTTTGGGCATTGGTTGCTGCGTACCACACGGCACGCAGGGTTTTGTAATACTGACCTTGATACATAAAGCCGCCATCCTTAGTGAATATCATGCTGCTTCCCCTTGTTGTTGTTGTATGTAGACAGCGAGCCTGCTGTCATTTAGCTTGGCATTGAGCTTAACCACTAGGTCAAGGTTTATGTGCGCCTTGTCCCATGCTATTGCTGCCTCTACGTGTGCAGTCACTAGCCCTGCCACATCATCCTCACACACCATGATGCAGCATGGTGTGTATGCATTAACCACATATACCTCACCTGTCACCAAGAAGTCCTCACGCTGTTGACGCGCTATACTCCATGCGCGGTGCATAGCACGCGCCTTGTCCATGCCTAGGACAGTGATGAAGTCCCATGCAAGTGTCATAATGTTTGAGCGGTTGTAAGTGATTAATGTTTTCATAATGTCTACCTTTTATTAAGTTGGAGTCCCAAGTAGGTTCAATCCACTTTGGGTTTGAAACGCTCCCCTCAGACTCGAAAGGAACAGCGGGTGCCGATGACGCGAACCACCCTACATAACACCACTCAAGCAATGTCCCCAGATTGACGACTTTCCATTTTTAAAATTCCAAAAATATTTTTTCCTAAATTTTTTATATATATTAGTGGTATTATATTGACAATTATAAGTAACTAATAAATGAGATATGGCAACTACCTCCCTCCAAACACTATCTAGCCAGTACGGTTCATTGGGCATCGCTAAACTCACATCTCAGGAAGAGGTATATGTGCAGCGCAGGACTCAGGGGCTTAATCCCAGCGCAGCAGCTAGGGCAGCTGGTTTTCGTTACCCAGCCAAAGCGGTCGCTGAGATGGCTGACAGAGATGACATAAAACTCTGCATTAGTTACTTGAGAGAAATGCAGCGGCAGATGGCCATTAACGCGGGTGCAATAGATTTCACTAAAGACGACGCAACGGTTCTCTACCTTGAGTCCCACGCTAAAGCTGAAACAGCGGCAGAAGAAATTCGTGCTGTCGATTCACTTGTAAAACTCCACGGCCTAGCTACGCCTGAACGGGTAGAGGTGAACATTACTCGACGTGACCAACTAGAGGAGATGGACGACAAAGAGCTGTTAAAAATTACAGGCCAGGATATCCAATTGTCACCTGCTGATTACGTAGAGGTGCAAGAATAATGAGCATGAAAGCACAATGTCTCGAGTGCCTAAAGACACGTGAACACTTTGAGATGTACGACAAGGAGAACTGCATCGTGTGCGCCAAAGAACTTGGCATATTTGAGCAGCCTAACAACCATGAAGAAGTGGCTCGAATAGAGCAGGAGGTGATACGTGTTACGCAGGAGGAAAAAGCAGAGTTTGACAAAGAGGCAGAGGCTAAGAAGGAGTTGGCGGAGCGAGAACTTGCAAGGCGCCGACTACTTCCGTTCATTAAACGCGTAAACCCTGACTATTCACCGGGGTGGGTACATGCAGATATATGTGAGCGTCTGGAGAAGTTCGCTAGTGATGTGGAGAACAGGAAAAGTCCCCGACTCATGATCACAATGCCACCGAGACACGGAAAATCAGAGATAGGCTCGAAGACATTTCCAAGCTGGTATCTGGGGCGCAATGCGAAGCACGAGGTAATCATATGCTCGTATGCAGCAGACTTGGCGGAGGATTTTTCACGTAAATGTCGAGATTTGATTGGCGAGCCTAAGTACAAGTCGGTATTTAAAACTCGACTATCCACAGATTCGAAGTCCGTGGGTAAATGGGTGACTAATGAGGGCGGAGGTCTCACTGCGGCAGGTGTGGGTGGACCCATAACAGGTCGTGGTGCACACGTGGGCATAATCGATGACCCTGTCAAAAACAGAGAAGAAGCTGAGTCGGAAACGGTTCGCCAAAAAGTGAAGGACTGGTATTCATCAGCCTTCTACACACGTCTTGCACCCGGGGGCGGGATATTGATAATCCAGACGCGCTGGCATGACGATGACTTAGCGGGTCACCTACTATTTGAGCTGGCAGAAGCGGAAAAAGAAGCCAAAGAGGAGGGTAAACCTGTTTCAGACGACGTGGATAAGTGGGACTTGGTGGAATATCCAGCTATCGCCACATTTGATGAGCTGTATCGCAAAGAGGGCGAGCCACTGCACGAGGAGCGTTACCCACTTGCTGCGCTACGCCGTATAAAACGGAACATGATACCCCGAGATTGGGAGGCGCTGTACCAGCAAAAACCCGTCAGTGATGATGGTGATTATTTCACCAGAAACATGTTCAGATACTACAAACCCGCTGAATGTCCCCCAATCGGTGACCTAAGAGTTTACGCAGCAGCGGATTTGGCTATATCGACTAAGCAAACGGCGGATTATTCGGTATTTGCCGTGGTCGGTATCGACAGGCAGCAGAACATATGGCTGCTCGACATAGTGCGTGGCCGATGGAACGCTTTGGGCATCATCGAACGCATGTTTGAGATACAAGTGAAGTATGGGCCAGAGCTATTCGGCATAGAAACGGGTCAGATTGAACTTACTCTTGAGCCATTCATACAAAAAGCAGAGCAGGAGAAGGGTATATCACTGCGATACGAGAAGCTGAGAACGCGCGGCGTGGACAAAGGCGTTCGTGCTAGGCCACTTCAGGGTCGTATGGAGCAGAATAAGGTCTACTTCCCAACACTCGAGTCGACACCTTGGATGTCATCACTCCAAAATGAGCTGCTGAAGTTCCCCCTAGGCAAAAACGATGACCAAGTGGATGCTCTAGCGTGGATTGGACAAATGATTATGTTATTTGGCGTGAGAAACGAAAAGAAAATTGTTTCCCCTAAGTCGTTTAAGGATAAATTGTCACAATTTGGAGGGGGCAAGAAGGGTAAGCGCCATAAATCGGGCATGTCTGCATAAATAGTACACTATCTTAACAGTAACTGATATTATGCGCATAAATTCTACTGATATTATTAGTGGCGTATTGCGACACCCCAAAAAAGCACCGCCAAATTGGAGCAAATAGCTAGATGCCAGAATCGCTTAAAAAATCCGATGGTGCTACATCACAAGTAGCGGCAGATAACCATCATCGTTTCCGCGAAGCATTAGAAACAGGCCACGCACTCTATACCGAGCGTGCTAAAAGAAATGACAAGTTTTACGCGGGTGAGCAGTGGGATAAAGCGGACAAAGAGCGCTTAGAGCGTGAAGGACGTCCGGCACTTACGTTGAATCTAATACTTTCTACGGTTAACGCCATGATTGGCGAGCAGCTTGACAGAAAAGTCGACGCACACTTTACCCCGTTGGACACTGGTACAGAAGCTACAGCTTTTGCCCTTAACAAGATTGCGCGTGTGATCCTAAATGAAAACAACTATGACGACATAGAAGAAAACGTGTTTTCGGATGGCTTGATTGGCGGCAGGGGTTATTTCGACGTTCGCATGAGTTTCCTCAAAAACATTCAGGGCAAAGTGTGCATATCAATGGAAGACCCAATCGATGTAATAATCGACGGTGAAGCCAAAGAAATGGACCCTAAAACGTGGAACGAAGTATTTATATCCCGCTGGATGACTCCTGATGAAATAGGGGCTACGTACGGCTGGGATAAAGTAGAGAAAGTTCAGGTAATGGCCCAAGATACGGGCAGTGGACACGACGACAACTTTGATTTTGGTGATCGTACTTTTGGAGGCGATTCACCTGCGACGCGAGACAATTCAGCGCGTACTCAGCTAAACAGAGTCCGAGTAGTCGAAAGACAATTCTTTAAAGTGGCAGAGCAGTGGTTTTTTGTCGACCCGATAACGGGCGCATTACGTGCGGTTCCATATGGTGCGGATAAAGAGTCTCGCGAAGCATTTGCTCAACAGTACGGTTTTGAGGTAATTAAGCGTAAGGGTCGCCGTGTTCGTATGGTCGTGTCTTGCGATGACGTATTGCTCAAAGACGACTGGTCGATATACCGCTCATTTACAATTGTACCGTTTTTCCCTTATTTTCGTCGTGGCAATCCATTTTCAGCGGTAGACAACCTTATTGACCCGCAGAACCTGCTTAACAAGACAAGCTCGCAGGAGTTGCACATTGTTAATACGACGGCCAACTCAGGCTGGGTGATACAGGAAGACTCACTGGTTGACATGGACGCGGAAGATTTAGAGGAGCGGGGCGCCGAAACTGGCCTTGTGCTTCAGTACAAACGCGGCTATGAGGCACCAGAAAAGATTACACCTAACTCTATACCTACGGGCATAGACAGAATCAGCCAAAAAGCGGCTAGTACCATCCGTGAGATTTCATCGGTTAACGCATCGATGCTTGGAACGGCTAGAGCAGACCAATCGGGTAGAGCGCAAGAGGCTGCTACCATGCGTGGACAGGTGCAAGTATCTGTGGTGCTAAGTAACCTAAAACGTTGCCGGCGAACTGTGCTTGAGAAAATACTTGAGTTAGTCCAGGACTTTTATACTGAGACCCGGTACTTCAACATCATCGGTGATGACATCATGATGGCGCAGGGCAGCAACGAGCAGGTTGGTGTAAATGTACCGCAGGACGATGGCAACATATTGAACGACATCACCGTGGGTGACTACGGCACAGAAGTAGGGTATCGACCTTCCGGTGGAAGTTTAGCCGACAAAGAAATGGACGAAGCTATTCGTCTGCGCGAGATGGGCGTTGCGATACCAGATCACGTTATAGTCCAGTATTCGAGACTGACTAAGCGTATGGAACTGGCTAAGTTCCTTAAAGATTCACAAGGGTTTGGCGAGCAGAGTGAAGAGCAAGCGGCCCTCGAAGAACTCCAGATGGAACACCAAATAGGCATGTTGCAGAAGGAGCTTGAGAAGGCCGATGCGGATATTGAACTGGCACGCGCTAGTGCGCTTGAGAAACAGATGAACGCTGAGTCGTTGGAAGACTTTAACAAAGCTGACATCGAAACTCAGAAGCTAGAAGTTCAACGTGCATTAAAGGAAAAAGAGCTATCGCTGCGTATTGCACTGGCAGCCCGTGGACACCAGAACGCCAACACTATGAATGTCCAACGCTTACAAACCTCTGTCGCTATGAAGTCTATGGATATGGCTATAGCTGACAAGAAAGAAAAACCCCCCCAACCAAAGAGTAAAGATAAATGAGTGACCCCGATAACATTTACGTAGATTCTATCCCCGTAACGAACAACGAGTTCGGGGGCGATGCTACGGCCGAGTCTAGCGAAGCAGCCGAAACAATAGTTGAAGACCGTGGTGACGATTTTGTACCGAGCGAGGAAGGAACCGATGATACCGATACAAATACTGATCCAAGTGATAGTGCTGGTAGTGATACTGATACTGATACTGACACTGATAGTGAGGTCGATGGACAGGGGACGGAGGAAACTGACGAGCCTGACGAAGCTGATGATCCTGACGAGGAGGAGGCCGAGGAAAAACCGAAACCAGTCAAAGGCCAAGTCCCAAGAGACCGACTGAATAAAGAAATCGAGAAGCGTAAAACGCTTGAGCGGCAGATTAGGGATCTACAAAACAAAGCGCCGGAGCAAGCCTCTGAGCAATATTCTCGTGAGCAGACTCCTGCTGCCAAACCTTTTACTAAAGAACAATTTGCAGCCATGCAGAATGCAATGCTCGATGGCGAGACTGAAAAAGGTTTCGAGATATTTGCGGAGATGATGTCTAACCAGTCTTCACAAGTTCGCGCCGATGCTATTGCGGAAACTGATATTCGTGTTCGAAGTGAACTTAACATTGAACGCGAGAACAACAGTCTTAGCCAAGAGGCGCAGCTCCAAGGTGAGCGATTCCCTGAGTTAGTGGCTGGCGGTGATTTTGCGGATGACGGACTAATTGACGAAGTGGTCGAGACCCGAAACATATACATTGACCGAGGCGTGGGTGCTGCGGAAGCACTTCGCAAAGCGGTTAGGATTGTTTCTTCGGAGCATGGACTTGTCGACCGCAAATCGGTAGCGAAAGCACCCTCTAAAAAACGAGTGGACGTGGCTGGAAAAATTGCACTTGCCGAGAAAGAGCAGGGCAAGCTAGGTGGTGGTTCAACACAGAAACCCGCACCAGTGGTTGACCTGACTAAAATCAGTGACTCCCAGTTCTCAAGACTAAGCGAAGACGCTAAGGCTCGCGCCAGAGGCGATTACCTGTAATCTAATATATAAGTAACTGTTGATTTATCCCAGCAGTTACTTATAATACACGTACGTCAAGGTGGTGCCTTGTAAAAACAAACTGCTTCCCACTGTAAGGCTAACGGTGCTTTTCGCAAGACCCACGTAACGGGACGACATCACTCGGATTAATTTAATAGTCCCTGGAGTCGCTTCGTACTTTGGGACACAAAAAGGAAAGCACAATGTCTGCTACTAACTTTGCCGCACTAGGCCCCGACCAGAAAAAAGTATGGTCACGTGACGTTTGGCATCAAGCTCGCGAAAAAATGTTTATCACTAAGTTCATGGGAACTGGTGCTAACTCAATGATTCAACGTATTACTTCATTAACCAAAACAGAGAAAGGCGACGAAGCAATCGTTACTTTAGTCCCTGATTTGATCGGTGACGGTATTACTGGTGACAAAGTATTAACTGGGCACGAAGCCTCGTTGACCGCTCACCAAGAAAAACTCAAAGTCGATATGCTACGTAACGCTATCAAAAACACTGGTAAGTTAAACGACCAGATGACTGTTGTTAACTTCCGTACCGAAGTTAAAGACAATCTTTCATATTGGTTATCAGACCGTATGGACCAAATGGCATTCTTGACCTTAGCTGGTTTAAGTTTCGCACAGAACAACGATGGTTCAGCTCGTGCCAGCCAAGGTGCTGCTGCTTCTGAGTCAAACTTGTCTGACTTGGAGTTCAACTACGCTTCTGCTGCTACTTCTGAGCGTCACTTACGTGTTGTTTCTGACGGCACTCTAGAAACTGGCGACACCTCTGTGATGGTTGCTGCGGATAAGATTGGCTATAAGCACATCGTCCGTTTATGCGCTACTGCTAAAACCCGTTACCTACGTGGTATACGCGGTAACGGCGGTTCTGAGGTTTTCCACTTGTTCTTACACCCTATGGCGCTTGCTACATTGAAATTAGATGCTGATTTCATTGCTAACGCTCGTCATGCTGGTGTTCGCGGTGATAGCAACACTTTGTTTGCTGGCGGCGACAGCTACATTGTAGATGGTCTCTACATTCACGAGTTCCGTCACGTACCTACTACAATGGGTGTATCCACTAAATGGGGTTCTGGCACTAACGTTGAAGGCTGTACGGGCATCATGTGTGGTGCTCAAGCGATGGGCTTCATTGACTTGGATACTCCAGAGTGGGATGAGCGCGATCACTTCGATTACGGCAACAACTACGGTATTGCTTACGGCAAAATCTTCTCTATGAAGAAAATGCAGTTTAAAGACAACAAAGCGTCGCTTAACCGCAACGTGAAACAGGATTACGGTGTCATTCGTATTGACACTGCAATCTAGGTAAAAGTTTGGGGGGAAGCTGCTAGGGATAGCAGTGACCCCGCATTTTAAACTTATTGGAACCCCCAAAATGAAATTTAAGAATCACCAAAGAAACCCTATCCGCTTTACCTCTGAGCTTGGTGGACACTGCATGACATTCGCTGTAGGCGAGACTCGTGAAGTGGCCGAGCATATGGAAGAACTTGCACTGGCCAACGGCCTAGTTCCTCAGGAAGACTTCATTGAGGCTAAAGAAAGTCGTGAGGCGGAAGATGCAGCCTCTGACGAAAAAGAAGCTAAGTTGGCTAAACGCCGCACAGCTGATGCGGTAAAGCGTAAAGCAGAGACATTGAAAAAGGCTTCGGATCAGGCTGAGAAAGATCTAATCAAGCAAGATTACGACGTATCTAAATCAAAATAAACATTAGGAATTAAAGCATGTCATATACCGTAGGTGAAATCATAACTGACAAGGTTCGACTAATCCTGCGGGATATGGACGGCGGTGGTATCCAGTGGAAAGACGCTGAGTTAATTACTTGGTTTAATGAGGCGTGTGCTGAAGTATCCCGTGTTAGACCGGAGGCGACCAGTAATACAGCTGATGTTCCCTTGATAGCGGGCGCAAAGCAGGGCATACCTACGGGTAACTCAAGGTTGCTTGAGGGTATCTGCAATATTATCGCGGGTGAGGAAGGTCGCATTATCCGAAGAGTTAGCCGCGCCACTATGGACAGCGAAGACCCAAACTGGATGGCGGGCACGGGCAGTACTACTGTTTTGCGCTATATGCCTAGCCTTACTGACCCTCGCACTTTTTACGTGTATCCGCCTGCCTTAGTTGGCGCGGAGATACGAATAGTCAGCAGTGGTCCACCCACAAAAGTTACTGCGCTAGAAGACGCATACCCACTACCCGATATGTACACAGCGGTTGTGACTAACTATATCCTGTTTCGTGCATTTTCTAAGCTTAGTGAAGAACCCTATTTCAGACAAAAGTCTGATGATTTTTACGGCATGTACAAGAGTCAGATAGCGGACTCCTTGGCTAGTATGGAGCAGAACAACGCGGGCACTAGGGATACGCCGGTAGGCGCAAAATAAATGGCTACCGTAAGCGAATGGGTTGATCTTATACGACTTGATTGCCCGGAGCCACTAGACTCGACTATAGCCCGCCAAGTTGTGCAGGCTATACAGCGTTTCTTTAAAGAAACGGAAGCGTGGAAGTTGAAGGAGGTTATTCCTGTGGTTTCCGGCACTACTGAGTATTACTTGGGTTTGCCTAGTAATACTTATGTGCTTATGAACGATTACGCGTACCACACGGCGCAAGATGATACTCGCACAAAAATAGTAACTACCCTGCCAGAGCGGATGGAAATACAGGCGGGCAACCCTCAGTATATTTCGCACACTAGAGATAGCGTTTTGCTCGATGGCAGTGCTGGCGGCGGAACGCTGCTAGTGGGCGTCAAACTTCAGCCGATGCAGTCGATTACCGAAATCCCAGACGAATACGCGGACTCGTGGTTTACAGACATACAGAATGGCGCTATGGCTTTGCTACTACGTATTCCTGACAAGAGCTGGACAAACACAGAATCATCGGTGATGTACGAATCGATGTTTCGCGAGTCAATAGCCTCGGTCAAGCGTGAAGCCCGAAAAGACAGGTCACGTCCTAAACGTGCAGTTCGTTTCAATACGGGGTTCGCGTGGTAACTGATCCTGTGGCGACCTCAGACATCGATCACGCCTACGAGCTAATAGAACCCTACTTGGCGCGTTTAACGTCGTGGGAGGGCACTCTGGAGCCGTGCGAGGTGTACAGGATACTTGAGAACGGCAGTGCGACTTTGCACTTGATAATGGGTGTAGGTTTTATGGTGTGCCAGTGGACACCGGGCGTATGCCACGTTCTTATCGCGGCCTCGTACGACCTGAAAGTGGATAGCCTGGCTAAGAGTGTTGACCTGTTTTCTGAGTACGTGCGCAAAACAGGCACACAAAAAATTACGTTCACCAGTCCTAGACCTGCTTGGTCGAAGTTATCTGCTGAATGTGGGTTCAAAGTTGAATCGGTTAATTACAGTAAGGTACTTTTATGAGCAGCCCAAGCAAGCCAGAAACGCCTAAGCACGAGAAGCTACAGGCGGCGCACGCCAGTAAAACGTTCAGTGAGGGCACAAAAGTCCGCGCTAATATGGGCGACAGCTACATGGCCGATATGCGTAAAAACAGCACAGGTTTGAAAGAATCTCGTGGAAGTGCGCAGAACGCCTACGGGTCAAAGCAGGGACTAGTGGCTAGACGACGTGCGGGTAGCACGAACAACGTTTCTACCGACGGCAACATGCAGCAGGTGGCAAGCTCTATCGGCCAAGCAACGGGAGGGGGCAAAAACTACAGCTCTGCCCGAAATACTATTTCTAACGGAGTCTATTCTGCGGCTCGAACAGGCGGGATTATGTCCCAGCTAGGACACAACAAAAGCATGACCGATTTCCAGCGAAGCAATGAGAAAAAACAAGCGGGCATGGATATCGCGGTAGCGGCGGGTCAGGCATATATGTATAGCGATAAGTCGGGCACAGCTAAGAAGTCCACTCCAGAGGCATCCGCAGCACAAGATATTTTTTCACAGCATGACACCACACAAATGAGTGTTGTCCAGCCATGGACACCGGGAGGTCAATAGTATGGAAAATTCAACCGAACCACAGGACATGAGTAGACACCGTACTACCCGTGAGAATATCACTGCGGGTAATAAATTTACTAAAACTGACAGCCAAAGTAGCGGCATGGGTCAGGGCAGAATGGGCAGAGGCATGGGGTTTACTGCTGGCTTCGAAGGCTCTGGCAATGTTAATAGCGGCGAGGACGACTACGAGGCAAACCTTACAAGCATGTACGCCCAGCAGCTTGAGAACTACGATAAGTTTACTCAGCCGCTAATAGATAACCTGATGAAGGACTCTAGCGGTACAGAGGTGATTGACCGCGCTCGGGAGAATGCGGGCAAGCTTGGCGTTAAAGCCACAGAAATGACAAATCGCCAGCAGAGCTACACTATGAATTCTCTTTTGCCCAGCCAAAGAGCAGCGCAGAAGTCTTCTATTGGATTGGGTGCAGCACGAGGTCAGACAGCCGCTATTACGCAAGGGCATATGCAGCAGCAGTCGGATAGACAAGCAGCGCGTGTGCAGTTAATGCAGATTTCAGAACAACTACAAACTACTGGCACGGCTTCTATGTCCCAAGCGGTATCACAAAAGAACCAACGCGATGCGGCGCACAAATCGGCCAAGAGCGGTTTTATGTCCCAAATCGGTGCCATTGCAGGCGGCGCTATTGGTTTTATGGCTGGCGGTCCAGCTGGCGGTCCAGCAGGAGCTGCGGCGGGTGCAGGTATTGGTGGCGGTGTTGGCGGAGCTTTAGGAGGATAGTATGGCAGGTGGATACGGAATGAGAGATGGTTCGGCTATTATAAATGCCGTTCAGGGTTATGCGGATTCTAAAGAGCGCGAGAAGAATCGAATTGAAGACAACGCCATTCGGCTGGAAGAGAAAAACTACCGACGCGGCATAGACCAGCGTAATTGGGATGTAGCTGAGGATGAGCGCGTTAGAATTTCCACTGAGCGAAAGAATGTTTCTGACACTAGTGGCGCGTACATGCAATCTGCTATTGACGGTTATGGTTCTGCCGCTGAAGTTGTAGCAAGGGGCGCATCGGGTGAGGGTGTTGGCACTCAGCCAGAGGTCGCCCCTAACGAAGATGGATCTGTGGGCCTCAACATAACTACCAAAGATGGTCAAAAAAGGGCTATCACTGAAAATGCTAGTGACAATAAGAGCAAGCCCCTCAAGTTCGACCCTAATACCATTGAGGAAACTCAAGCAGCGGTGGAAAAGACGTACAGGTTTTACATGGATAATGGGGGTAAACCAGAGGAGGCTAACGCGTATGTTAGGGCTTCTATGTACACAGATCCAATGTCTGGACTTACGGTGCCTACTCCTGATGCTGAGACATTCCAGCGCCGACTTAAAGAGAATGGTATTGGTCTAAAAGATAAACACATTCATGAGCCAAATATTCGTGGAACTGCGGCCAAGTTTGACGAGCGCGTTGGTGAAGTTGTTGGCGCTGGTGTAGATAAAATAAAAGATGCGCACGCTGCATCCAATGCCAATGCTAAAGAACGAGGTATCCGAGCTGACAAGATAGTTGACGAAAAAGGTATTGTTGGGCTAACCAAACAGAACCTTAGCGATGACGCTGAGTATATAAAGGGCGTTGGCAGTGATGTGTATAAATGGCTAAAAAGTGTCGATAAGGCTATTACAGAACCTATAGGCAAGAAGTTATTTGGCAAGGGATTTACTTATGGTGATGCGGGTAAGCCTACCACTGTGAAAGCCAGTACAGTTGGCAAAGATGAAAGCTTGCAGATCGGCCAGCAGCTAGCGGATAAAAACCAGAAAATAATTGATGATGGGGGCGAACCCCCAACTACATCTACTGAAACCACTAAAATGCTATCTACGTCTACAACGTATGACGGACAGGTTAATAACATGGCTGTCGATGTAAAAGGGCGCAAGAAACAGGCCCAGTTATATATGGAGGCTGTGATTGCTCGCGCTCCGGGCTATGAGATTAATGGTGTCAAAAATATCATGGAAACGGGTGACCCTCGATACAGTTCCAAGGACATGGCTGATTTAGCCCTCGATACCAAGGTCAAAGAGTCCACCATAGTTCGCAACATATCAAGTGCAAACGCTGCCATTGCTCGGGCTAACAAGAGTAATAAGCCAGAGGATTTGTACAAAGCGCATACTGAGGCGCGAAAGGTTATCACCCCCCTACTGGAAGGGCTTGCAGACAAGTTGGCTGGGGGTAAGAGTGAGTTCTCTAAGCCACTAAAAGGTAGGTTTTTACTGGGATATAATGACGTCATAACATCCAACGGTTTCGATCCTAACGAACTCACCAACCCAAAATTTATGAAAATGGTTACCGACGGTTTAGAGAAATTCTACTGGGATACTAAGGATGGGGATTACTCTGGAGCGAGCGCTGCGGCTTGGGTCAACACGGCAGCGGGCAAACTCAAGAGCCACACGGCCTTTCGTATTACCCAACTGTCTGCGTCTAGGCAAATAGGGGCGGCACCGCTGACGCGAGCGGTCAGTAATGAGATTGATATCCGTTCGGAGGAAAAAGGAAGTGAACTGACTGAGGCGGAGATTGACGAAATCTTTGAGGAGCTGGAAGGCTCCATTCAGGCCAAATAGCACAAAAATACTGCCAGAAAGTATTCACCTGTTATAATCCGATATAAGTAACTACTATATCGGATTTTTTCATGCTAGACCCAAAAACTCTTTCACTTCTATCCCCCGCCGAACCCAAAGATGATGCGGCTACTTTTACCGATGGAGACAGCGGCTATTTTGGGTCGGATAAGAAGGACGGTTTCCGTATAAAGGGGATGAACACCCCAGAGTCAGAAAACAATTTTGATCGCGTGGATAAGCACCCAGATGGTAGGTTAGCCGCAGAAACTATTAAAATGCTCCAAGCTGAAGGTGCCCAAGTTATTCGTGGGAATAGTAAGGGCGAATATGGCAGGGGCTTGTCTGAGTTTGTCGACGCTGATGGCAATGACCTGACACAAGATATGGTTCGCTCCGGACTGGCCTTCCCTGATAGGAGCCGTGAAGCAGCAGAAGCTGCGTCCGACCGTAATGAACGAGAATTCTTGGGTAAACCTACCACTTTTAACAAAACAATCCGTGAACAGGCCGAGAAACGACAAGGTGGGGAAAAATTCACCCCATGGAACGAGGGCGAGGCCAATGATGTAGCCCATGATAGGCGCGGCACATTCCACAAAGCGTTTGACAGGGGCACCGACCAAACTAAATCCGCTCTCGGTGGCGTGATGAACTACATTGGCGATCTAATCGGTAATGATGAATGGGTGGCCGATGGCAAGAGAATGACCCAAAAGGCCAACCTTAACTCCAAACTGAACCCCCGAGAAGTGGAGAATTTCAAAGAAATCAAAGATGTGGGCACTGCTTTTGACTACCTACTGGAAACTACGGGTGAACTTGCGCCAGGACTAATATTGGACGCTGTGGCAACTATCGGCACGGGTGGTCTTGCTCTTGGCGCAGTGGCCACGAGGCGTGTGGGTTCGGCAGTACTTGTTGGGGCTGCTAAACTTGCGGCTGAAAAGAGCATGAAAAAGGCCGTTAAGGTTGGGATGATCGCGGGGCCAACGGCTACTGGATTTTTGCAGTCACTAGGCGGCATGGAAAACACACTAGAAGAACGTGGCAGCGAGGTCAATACTGGAGCTGCGGCGCTTTCCGGCGTTGTCGGGGGTGCGGTCAACGTTATCCCATACGCACTTGTGGCTGGCGACATACTGAAGCAATCGGGTCTGGCTGACGACGTTGTTAAAAAGGTTGTCGAGGGCGTAGAACAAGCAGAAAAAAGTGGGTTCTTATCAAAGGCTGGCGGCAGACTTAAAGACATTACTAAAACTGCGGGCAAGGCTGGAGCGGGCGAACTGTTTACAGAAGTACCTCAGATGTACATTGATGAGCTTATTGCATCAAGTAACACAGATGGCAAATGGCAGCTTGAAACCACTGACGCAATTGATGGCGCATTGCGTGCGGTATTCGGTGGCGCTGCAATGGGCGGTACGGCAAGTATTGCGGCTAACACGGTGTCAATTGTTAACGAGTACAACCAAGCTAGATCGGAAGCTGCGGCTGACGAAGCTCCCGAAAATGATATACCTACTGCGCCAGAAGCTCCGCAGGATGGTGGAGGCGGGTCTCGACTCGACAGGATGAATGCCGAGGCTGCGGGTAAGCAACAAGCTAGAAAGGCTACCGATGGAGAGCAGGCCGGTGATAAGTACTTTAAAGGCGATGGTGGCACCAAACAATCTAAAGACGCCAACCCTGATATAGCGATTGACCCAATTAGAGCGACCAGCTTGTATGAGTCAATCAACGACCCTAGTGCGAAAACTAGCTTAATGACGATGCATGATGTCCCAGAGCTGGCACCTGAACGCAGCTTCGAGATGCGTGAACTTCTTATAGAAGATGGTAAACCTGCCAGTCTGCAAACTGTTAGTAACCTTATCGCCACGGGCGAAGTCACCCCAGCAGAGGTCGTGCAGTTTGCAGCATCAAGTTATGGCGGCGTTGAGACGGCAATCCATATGGACCAGTCTCCAGAGGCGGAGATGGAACGTCTGGACAAGGCCATTGAGACTACGGCACTCGACATACGCGCTAACCGCATGTACAGCGACGCGGTGCGCCCGGGTAAGCTTAGGATATTACAGGAAGCACTCGCTGCAACGGACAGCAAATCAAAACGAAACATCTTTGATAGTGGTAGTTTTGACCTGAAGCACATGATCGAAACCGAGAAAGTTCAACGTTTCGATTGGCGTAGAACTTACGAAAGTTTTAGGGGCATGCGCAAGAAGTCTATTGAGACGGGTGTTGGAAAAGCGTCTGACTCTTTGAGCATAGCCACTAATAAGGCGCAGGAGTCAGGTAGATTCGATCTGCTTACCCCGGAAGCGCGCACAAAAGTCCAGGCACCGATTGCTACTAATAAAATAGCGGATTGGTACGCCGAGCAGGGTGTTGAGGGCGCTGCAGAACTTCAGCGACTCCAAGAGGTAGCAATGCCTACTGACCCTAAAAACGAGTTACCTGACGCGGAACATAAAAAAGCTTTGGACGTTTTTGAAAAAGCACTTACTAAGATGCGCAAAAAAGTCGATAACGCTGCGGTGCAGTCATACAGCGACGAGGCGAATGTTACCCGCGTACAAGATACTAAGAAAGATATACCACAGGAGCGTTCAGATAGGGCTAAGGAACAAAACAGTACGTTCTACAACATGCCTAAGTATAATGAAAAGAAAGAGGCTACGGGCACACAACTAGCCACCCTTAAACAATTGGCAGAGTCAGGACACAAACGAGCGTCTGAAATATACGCAACTGTTTCAGAGGTGTTTAAGCGTCGGGTCAATACGGCGGAAACTACTGGTATGCTCAAGGATTTGGTGGCCAAAACCAAACCAAGCAAAGAGACCGCGCTGGCGTACGCAGAGAAGGTAAAAAGCGTCCAGTCAGAGATTACCAAGTTAGAGGCGCTAGCTAAGTCCCAACTTGGCAGTATTGAGGCATTTAAATACAAAAATAAAGTTTCGAGGCTAACTAAAGAAATAAAAGCTGCGGATGGCGAGGCTAAAGAGGACCTCCAAATCAAGCTAAACGAGGTAAAATACATTGAGAACGAACGCGGTAGCGGCGAAATAGATGCACTGCAAAAACTTGAGGACAAGTTAGTAGCCCTCAAAGAAGACCGCGAGCTGGAGATTATGGCCGAGCAAGAGAACATTGCGCGTTATTTACCCATCGTCAAGCAGCACCGAGAAAACCAGAAAACAATTGAGAAAATTAGAAAGCGCACTAGACGAGATGAAGCGAGCGTTAAGGCCGATAACGTTGAAAACTCCCGTCTTGAGGGCATTATTAGACACAACGGGGGCGAAGTGGACGTGGCCAATGGTGTCAAGCTTAAAGACCTAGAGCGGCTAGCCAAAGATAAACCGTCGTTGTCTAATAAGGAGGCAGTTCGGGACTTTAAGGCGAAAATTAAGGCGGACAAAGTAACTCGCGAAGCAAAAGTTACAGAGGCCAAGAAGGAGCTGGCAGCCCACAATAAGCAGGTCAAAGAGAACCACGACGCGTACACTAAAGAAATGAAGCTCGCCAACAAGCAACTAACGCACTCTATGGGAGGGCAGAACAAGGGTGCGGATGATCGGGAGTACCAGCAAGCAAAACGTTTACTGTGGGCTGAGTACCAGAAAATATACGGGGAAGGTGAAGTCTCTGTCGAGGCTACGCAGACTGTTACCGAACTACCGAAGGGCGAGCAGCGTGACGAGCTGCTGGAGTCTATGGGAATGCACGAAACGTTCGACCCGAATGATGTGGACGACCGCTCAGAGCAACAGATTGCTGCGGATTACGAGAAGCGTACCGGGCGAAACCGTTCGTTAGTATCTGACATAAAACGGATATTAAAAGAGTTTAGTAGCAATAAACCTAAGAAAAATAAGGTCGAGGGCAAGAACACCCAATACTACGCGGGTGCGTTTGAAAGGGATACCGATCTAAGTGAGGAGTCGCTTGATAACTTCCTTGCGTACCTTAACAAACCCACCGATAACGAAGAGGGGTTGCCTCTGAGACAGGGCGACCACTCTAAAGCATTCTACACCTACACTTCGGACTCGGGTGCTAATGCTTCTGAGCGAAGTACCTCCCAGAAGACACCTGAACGTAATATTACTCGGTCTACTTTATACATACTTGGTGAACACCTTAAATACGGAGATTATGCCAACGCCGCGAAGTTTCTCAGCCAGCGCCGCATGATATCTACCCTCCCCATGCAGGGTGAAGACTCTATGATGAGCCGTTCTGAGCGGCTAGATATTATTATCCGCACGGGTAAACCTACTCAAAAAAAGCTCAAGAGTGAGGGGGTGGATAACGATTCTATAGTAATAACCACGCGCAAAGGAGCGCCGATACTTACTAATTTTTCAGATATTGTTCGTTACGTGATGGAGTCTGAGATGGGCATCGTTTTTAACGATTTCGTTGCGCACCAGAACCTTCCGAAAGAAATGGAGAAGGGCGTGTATGCCGCGCTGTCCATGATCAGCGACATAAAAGATGATGACGGTAACTACAAGTACAACGTAGACCTGCGAAAAATACCTGATGCCACGGTAATATTCAGGCCACAAGGCGATAAGGGTGTCGGCGTGACTATGGCAATGGTGCGTGCCACTATCGCTCGCGCACAAGTGTACGTACACAGTATGCAGCAGCAGGGGCAAGACCGTAAACTCGACACTGAGCGTTTTGACGAGCGTAGGGAACGTCCTGAAACGGGAGAGGATGCACCTCTTGATGTTATACGCAACCAGCTTGCTGATAGCGAGATTGGTGAGACCAACGATATTGCTAGCATGAGTGATGTCGAACTCATAGAGTTTATCGATTATGAATCGACTTATGGGTCGGAGATTGATTACATAGACGAGGGCAATGTTGATAGCGGCAAGACGAACGAAGGTTCGGAAGACATGAAGGAGTTTTCTAAAGACTACGAGGGAAGTGTTGCCCCCGACGAATCCATGAACTTCGACTTCAACCCCAAAACTGAGGAAGCCCCAAGAACCAAGCCAGTTCCACAGGAGGGCGATTATCAGTCCCCTGATACTGTCAAAAGAGGGCAAGAGCTTGAGCCTCAAACAAAAGAGGCGTACGAGAAGAAAGTAGCGGGGGATAAAGAAGTTAAGGTCAAACAGGCTGAATCTGTGCTTATAAATGCTAAGAAAGCCCTGAACGCGTTCAAATCTCTTATCAGAGTGGGCACCAACAAAGTCGTGCAGGCAGCGGATGCCCGTAGGCAGAAGAAGGTAGACGCAGCCAAAGCAGAAATTGCCATTATTGAAGAGTATGTTGTTTGGAGGCGTGAGAATGCTAAAAACCATAAGTCTATAGAGGCCGAACACACAAGTAGAAAAGAACGCATCCGAGAGGATATACCCAAAGCCGAAAGTGCTGTTCGACGTTCTGAACTCGCGCAAAAGATCCTTCGCCAACGCATCGAGAAGGCGGAAGGTAAGGAGCAGCGTGCAACACTAGAGGAGGAGCTTAGGGGCATAGAGGTATCCAACGCGGCGAAAAAGAAGCAAATCGAAGGGCTTGAACAAGAGTTTCGGGACATGCTCAACACCGTCCAAGAAAAATTTAATGTTATCACTAAGGAAATCGAGGATAACATCAAGGCAGAAGATGAGCGTCTTAGCAAATTCAAAGGTAAAAAATCTGAGGATATCGCTCTTGAGATGGCTACGCGTAGCGACATATCCCGCATTGCAGACCATGCGGCTAGGATGACGAGGGCTATTCAAGACCCACTAGACATACTTAACAAACAGGCTGAACATGCCGAAAAACGCTCAATGGGCGAAGAGGAACGAGCGCATATACTCAAACTGAGGGACGCTGTGGTCTTGGCAGAAAGGGGCGTTAAACTTGCGAAAGCATCTATTGCCCCAGAGTTCAACCCTAAATATGATGCGGATAAAACCAGCAACGTTTATGGCCCAAGCAGGGACAGCGGCGATACGGTATACACCAATCCGAATGCGCCCGAGCAGGACGATGCGCCTACGACCAAATCAGGCGAGAAAGCCAAGCGTAAAAAGCAGAAGAAAGACAAGACTGATAAATTGTTCTCAAACACTATCTCTGATGAAGAGGCGAAGCGTGTGGCTGCCGAACAGGAAGTGATTGACCGCGAGGAGTTCGAGGCACAGGTGGCGGAAGAGACCAAGGATATGACTCCTGCGCAAATCATTGTTTGGATGGAAGAGAGAGCTGATAGGGAGGGGCAACGTGCAAACCAAGCTGAACGCGAAAAAGCAGAGGCAACGCTCGGAAGAAGAAGCAGCCAGCAGCGCCCTAAGGCACGTCGTTCAATATTCAAGTTTGTCCAAATGACCTATACACGACTAACTTCTTTCCACCCAGATGCGGGTAGAGCTGCGGCCGAATATGGCAAAGCTAGCCATGAATTGCCTGAGCAGATGATCGTACTACAGTCAAAAGCGTTCAAAGATGCTGCCGACCTACAGAAGTCCTACGAGGATTTCACAAGGGGCGCTAACACTTCGCACTCGAAGAAGTATTCCAACTTTCTGGCCGAAGTCCACGCGCTAGTCGCAAAGCACGACAAAGGCTTTACCCCACCCAAAGATTCACGCAAATCAATCCACTTACACTACGATAAGATTTCAAACGACCCTGTTAAGTTCCAGAAAATATTGGAAAAAGCGGGCATTAAGAATGTCGGACGAGTGCTTGAAGCCGTGCTGGATGGCAAGGGATACGGGGAGTTTGGGGTTAATCCTCGCGCTACCCGAGGCAAGGCTAGACCTGGAGTACCAAACTCCAAACTCGCACCAGCCTATGATGCGCTGAAAGAAGCCGGATTCCTTGATAATGATGCACCACGTTTCCTTACTCGCTACTTGTATGCGGCGGGTAGCTGGGCGGCGTGGAACAAAGTCCATGGTAAAATGATAGATTCGCCCAACGGCAAGGGGCTATGGGTATCTAGTTCTCGCTACTTTGACTATTCAGAGGTGTTGCATCCTCAGGACAAAAAAGAATTTGGCAAGCTGATGGACGGTTTACTGGGTAATACAAGAAATGATATGCACCCGTACGTCCGTAGATTTAACTCTGCGGCTTTGGCCTTTCAAGCGTCCACCATCTTGTGGTCCACCATCTTGTGGTTCTCAGGAGTGGCCAGTATCCCTGAGACAGCGGGCGTGTATTCCAGAGCTAGGGGCGGCACAAGTTTGTCGGACATGCAGGATGATTTGAAGCAGTTGTTTACGGGCAAAGGTCGCGCTGAATTACTCAAGATTGCAGAAGATTTTGACATTGTGTCTAAGGAGGTCATCGAGCATACGCTGCAAATGCTGCATGGTATGGGCGATGTGAGTACGGGGCGTGTGAGCCAGAAGATTATAGCCACTGTCTTTAAGTACAACGGGCAGGAGGCACTGACGCGTATCACTAGGACATTGGCGGTTAAGGTGGGGCAGAGATTCATGCTGCGCCATGCGGCCAGCAATACACCTAACTCGAAACGTATGCTCAAGGAGCTGGGCATTGATGCGGCGACGGTTAATAAGTTTTTAGCGGATGGCGATTTAAGCTCTCCAGAGGGCAAGAAGTACCGCGATGCGCTGCACAGATTCACTAGTGAGGCTGTGACTAACCCTAATCGTGCGCAGGTTCCTTTGATAATGAATGACCCGCTGTTCACTATTTTTACATCGCTTAAAAAGTTCTTTTACGGTTTTTACGACAATGTCACCAAGGGCTTGTTTAACGACGCTAAAATACGAAGGACTGAGGGCGTAAGGACAATGACACCAATTATTCTTACCGCAGTAATGCTGCTACCTATGGGTATGGCGGCAGAGCTGCTTAGGGATTTTATTAAGTACCCGATGGGCAGACCCGATGGCCACGAGAAAGACTTTATGGACAGGGTTAAAGGCGGTGTTATGGCTTCTGGTATTTTTGGTCCGTGGCATATGGCTGAGTCAGCGTATAAACAATCTCAGTATGGGCGCGATCCTTGGATTGCGGCGGCTGGACCAACTGTGGGTTTCTTGAATGAGTTGCTGCGCGGGGAAGCGCGTCCTAGCAGGGCAGTACCATTACCGCTTGTGGCACAGCACCCATATTTATCTAGGGAGTTCGATAAATGGTGGGAAAGTTTTAGGGAATAATAGCAGTACACTGTTATAATGCCGTATTAGCTAACTAATACGGTGTTTCGATGTCTGAAAAATCAATGCAGAACTTTCCGGCGGAGGAGCTTCGCTGTAAATGCGCTCAGTGTAGTCTGGACGTCGAGCACGGTTGTGACACGGAGGCATTGTACGCGCTGCAACGCGTCCGAGTCCGTTTTGACAAGCCTATGTTTTTGACCAGTGCATTTAGGTGCGCGGATCACCCAGTTGAGGCTTCTAAAACAAATCCTGGCACGCACAACCAAGGTATAGCATTTGATGTCGCGGTTCCTTGGGGCGCAGACCGCATGGAGCTTGTCCGTCTGGCGATGGAAGAGGGATTTAAGGGCTTCGGCTTTGCGGGAACTTTCTTACACATCGATTTTCGTTCTACTGGTCTAACGTCTTGGACGTACTCGTGAAAATCACGTTTAGCGACTTTAAAGGCACAGCGCCAAAATTTGATGGCGAGCAGTTGCGTGATGGATATGCGGTTCGGTCTATTAATACCCGCGCGGGCAGATCCATTCTGGAACCTTTTAAAGCCTCTAGTCTCCTTGATACTGTGCTTACTACATCACCCGAATCTATATTCAAGTATAGGAATGAGTGGTTTAGCTGGGATACGCCAACGTCTGCGGTTCGAGCGCCAATAATTAACGACCCGTATGATTATGTGTTGATTGCTTCTGATGGTGCTGACCCTAAAGTTAGTTACAACTTAATCGCTGAATCGGGCGTGGGTCCATACCCTACGGCAGTTTACCCGCTTGGCGTACCCGCGCCTTTGGCGCCAATATCACCCCTTGTTGAGGATGCAGATGGATGGGCCGTACCAGACCCAGTGCCTTCTGAGGACGAGTACGATTATTCGGCAACTGCGTATGCGCTTGTATACAAAGACGCGTGGGGCAGATTAAGTGCACTATCCCCGCCTAGCACTGTGGTAGAAATACGGGAATACGATACCCAGAACACCAACAAGGTAACGTTTAGTCTACCTACGGTGCCATCGGGGTTAATCCTTACAGATGCGGTGCGTTCTACTAGTGCAAAAATACTTGTGTACCGCACTAACTTTGCAGGCGCGGGTCTTGGCGTATTTCAGTTTGTTGATGAGATACCTGTCAGCGCAACTTCTTACTCTGACGATTTGTTTAGCGGCGACTTACTTGAGTCCCCGATTAATGAAGCGTGGGTGGGTCCACCGGATACGAATACAGCACTGTACCCTAATGGCCCAATGGAAAAGGTTATCGTAATGGGGTCTGACATTGTTGTTGGCCACAATAAGAAAATCCTTTGTTTTGCAGAGCCAGATGCCTTTTACTCATTTCCTGTTGAATACTACAAAGCTTTCACTGAAGACATCGTAACTATCTCTCCTGCGGGCGCGAATACTGTTGTACTCACAACTAGCTACCCGTATGTAGTGCAGGGAACGCATCCCGCATCTATGAGCCCGACCAGACTTGCTGAACCTGTCCCATGCACCAGTAAAAATGGAGTGACAGAAGTAGCGGGCGCTGTTTACTACGTCAGTACGACTGGCCTTTACAAAGTTACTGATTATAGATTAGAAAACATTAGCCGCAGCTACATGACAGAGCGTGAGTGGCGTGCGTTAGACCCAACAACTATGGTGCTTTCTAACTACGACGGGATAGTATTTGTTCACTGCCAGACTGTTGGATACAGCTATACGTTCAATACGTATGACGCTTCTGATGGTATGCGCAAAGTGGATCTATACGCTACTGCATATGCCCAATTAGATGAAACGAATGACATGGCGTATGTCCCAAACGGGACAGGCCAAATTCAGCAGTTTGACTCTTCTGCAACAAGCTATCGCTTAGTGCAATGGACGTCAAAAACATACGACCTACAATCGCCCTCCTGTTTTTCTATCTTAAAAGTTAGGGCTAACGAGTATCCGGTCACTGTCACGGTAGAGGCGGATGCTATGGAGGGGGCAGGTAAATACATATACGAAGCGACTGTGTTGAATGCTAATTTTGTGTATCTGCCGTTTGAGAGTAGGTCTAAACACTGGCGCATAAAAGTGGACTCGACTAACCCACTAGCCACACTTGAAGTACGAGACATACAGCTGGCCGACAGCCCTACGGAACTTGATTAATGGCTAGCAAAAACAAGGCGATACTCCCACCAGTTCCGAAGACTTCGGACAGGGAAATGGCGAATTTCTTACGAGCAGTTCGTGAGAATGCTGAGATTATCGGGGGCAAGGGTAGGTCTGACCCGCTTGACCGGGCTATTACTTTTCGAGATTGGAGGGAGGCCAACGGCAGCCCTGACTTAACCAATGGCAAGGGTATAAGTACTGGGGCAACGGGAGTCGTATCGTTTAACGACCCTAAGCCGCAAATGCCTACGGGCGTGGAGATTTTCCCTACGTTTGAACGTGTGCTGTGTCGATGGGATCGCGTTAGCACTAGCTGGTACTTTGCAACCGAGATTTTTAGGCTAGTAGTCACAGATGAAGTGACCAACCCCCAGTTTGTTAACGCCACGCAGGTCGGCACGGTTATGTCGCCTTTCTTCACTGACAGTGTGGGGAGTGGAACAACCGTTCGCTACTGGATACGCCACCTAAATCGTGACGGTGAAGCGGGTCCTGTACACGATCCCGATGGCACAGAAGTTACCACATACGAAAAACCTATTGATGTCCTGACCGAGTACAGCAAAGACATATACGCGGGTGCCAACTACGAGTGGCTTCGCAGTGACATGAGTATGATGCACGCGGTAAATAGTGCGTTCCAAGTGGCTGGATTGGCCGAGGGTAGCGGACTGTCTCAGGCGTTGTCGCGTTCGGGCGACCTGAGTGACTTACTTGCGGAGCTTGCTCTACAAAATTCACTGGATAAACAGCAAAGCAGTTATGAGTTTCAGGCGCAGTTTGGTAAAAACTACGCAAGACTTTCTGGCGGCGTGCACGCAGCTGTGGGCTCTTTGGAAGCGTACATTGTTCGCATCGAGACAATGGAATCGAGTTGGGAAGGTATCGACCAAACCATCGGTGCGAAGATTGACACCTTCGAACTCGCTCTAGCTGGCGAAGCTGGCGCTGTAGCTACGTCTATAGTCAACCACACTGTCGACTATAATGGCGTTGAGGTCACTTTGCAAGAACTGGCATCGGCATCGGCATCAGAGGCAGAGGGCTATGCGACGCAGTGGGGGGTTAAAAGTTCTATTGGGGGGTTGCAGGGCGGCGTGGGTTTCTACAATGACGGCGTGTCTACCAGCTTTATAGTAGATGCGCAAACTTTTGCGATCACTAATGGCACCGGGGATGAAAGCAGCGTTTTGCCTTTTGTTGTGCGTGACGGCATTGTCGTAATGAAAGAAGCCTTCATGGATATCGGGGTCATCACTACCCTAGTGTCGGAGCTTATCGTGGTGGATAAACTCGTCGCCACCATAGATATTGAATCACCAGTCATCAATGGCGGGTCGATCACTGGTACGACGCTGAATATTAACGACAAAACTACAATATCGGCATCCGGATTATTGGTCACTGAAGATGCAGTTGTGCGCGGAGAGATTATTGCGGACTCCGGGACACTCAACAATGTCACTATAGAAGATACGTGCACTATCGAGGGGGAGCTTAGTGCCAACAACATAGTGGGCGACGTAATCGATAGAGCGGTTGCGGTAGTTGGGGAAGATTTCGTAGTTGGCCCCTCGGAGAAAATGGTCCTCATTGAAGGGTATATCGTCCCAGGTGTTATCGGCACGCTGTCAGACCGAGTGCTGGTTGTTTCCGGTGTGGCGATTGACCACGAGAACGGCGGAGGGAGCCACAGTCATATCGACATTGTGCTCAGGCTTGATGGCGTCGTAGTTCAAACTTTTTATTCAAAAAATGTAGGCGAGGAGGGGTCAGTAACCCCAACACTAGGCTGCAAATTGCCTAAGGGCGGGTCTACGTACCATTTCGCTGTCACCGTGGAGCCCTACTCAAATGATAACGCTCTTGTCCAGCAGTCCGCGATAGTAGCTGATGTATTTAAAATAGGCTCGACCATACAGAACGTATCGGGAATGTACCCTCTAGGGTCTCCGAATACACCCCCAGTGGGCAACCCAGTATTTATTTTTAACGAGGATTAACATGTCACAGTGGTACAGATATGGCACGGTAAGTGTCCCGCAAGGAACCAATGTTGTAACGGGCGTTGCGACGCAATGGACTAGTGCGGTTAACCCTCCTATGGCGGGGGACATATTTACCCAAGATAACCAGACTTTGTACGAGATAATGTCTATCACGGGCGACAACGCTCTTACGCTTGATAGGAACTTTACTGCAATCTGCTACCGTAAACACCCGCATAGCAGCGCAAGTATCTGATACGTTGGACTTGCTAGGTTCGCGCGTCACTGTCAGCACTACTGCACCGAGCGCGGGGCAGGGTAAAAACGGCGACATCTGGATAGTGGTGGCCTAATGTCAGGCGCTAAGTACGCGGGTTCTTGGAGAGCTATCAGCTCTATCCAGCACAAAACGGACGGTTCATGGGTCGAGCATTCTCATATTTACGCTCGGACTGAAAACGCATGGCATGAGGTAGACCTTGATGCTGAACCTTTGGGGCCTGCTTACCATACTTGGGTTATTTACGCTGTTGACCCTTACGCTACTACGTTTGAAGGCAAGGGCATATCGACAATCACGTTGGGTACGAGCTATGTGGGGATCCGAACGGGCAACCGAACTAACACCCCTGTCATAGGGGTCGATATTGTTGACAACGACGACCTTGTAGGTTTTGAGTGGTCAACATTAGGCGGCCAAGACTCCACGCTGATTTACATTTCTCCACTGGACGGCACGGCGATAAAAAACGGCGTCGGCCAACTTCGTCTCCGCGTGCGTCAGGTTTCTGGTACGCAAGATTTGGTTATAACTGAAGACCCGTCGGCACCCTTAGCAGACCCGCAGTTATATGTGGGCGGCGTAGCTAAAGGCCGCGAGCCTACGTTTAGTGCGGCTGACATAGATGAATCTCTTGTTGTCGAGCTTCGTAATGCTGGGGACATACTGGATACTATTTCACTTATAGATGTTACAGACGGCGGTGAAGTAGTTCAGGTAGGTTTTGATGTAGACAACGGACTAAGTTGGGTAAAGGCAGCGAATGATGGCGCGTGGGTGCCGTCTACTACAAACACAACTATGACGTTTACGTGGTATCAGTCAGGGGCAGCCATAGCGCAGCGTACAGCAACGTTGACGCTTGAACCAGCCACAGGGCACATACTGTGCACTAGTGATTATGTCAGCGGAGATGATTCCACCGTATCGTTTTACGGGGCGGGTACTTCGCGCGCTACTGTTTTGGCCACGCACACGCTTAGTAACGTTTCCATGGCCGAAAATGTTGTATCGGTCCGAGGCGGTGATGAGGGTGCTCAGGGTGACGACGCGATACTTGTCACGGTAACAAGCAACAATGGGCACGCATTTAAAAATAACCTCGGTGCTGCTAAAACAATCACCGCTAATGTATTTATTGGCGGGGCTGAGTCAGCGGATTACTCGGAGTATTTGTACACTTGGACAGTAAACAACTCCCCCGTGTACGCAACAACCTCTGGAACGTACGCTGGCACAGAGCAGACTTTCCAAACATACCTTGCGGACGGCGACGATGTTTCCGGCGTAAACCTTCGATCAATTGAAATCACAGCAACCGACGTAGCATCAGGGTTAAATTTTAACCTTAGCTGCGTCGTGTCTAACATTTAGGGAATACTGAGATGAGCAGAGTAGCAACTGGGGCAATTACCATATTAGATGTGTCGGACGGTATTAACCCGTTAGCGGTCACACTAGGAAACCAATCACATACATTTTCGGCTAACACGTTTGGTGAGGTGAGCACCGCCGAAAGAGAAACGTTCTCAAGTTCTGTTTTTGCATATGTAGGGGCAACTCGCGCAACATACGATAATTCAGTAACGCCAGCGGTCAACACATACAAAATAACGGGCATGGTCGTAACAGAAGGGTGGGGCGCGGTAAACGCCCCCGACGGAGGGCAGGCGGTTATTACTTGTAGCTCTACCCCGGAGAACACTACAAATAAAACGGGTACAGTCGTACTCAGTATGGATATCACTAACAGCGTCGGAAACGCCACCTCGGTAGAGGTGACTATCACATGGTCTGTGATGGTTGAGGGTGCTGGAGGCTCCGCGATTTGGATTACTCCGTCAAGACTAACTTTCCAGTTCGAGGAAACTGGCACTACGGCTCTCGATGGTGACATTATCCTAGGTCTAACTTACGCGGGGAACGTAGGTGCTCTGACTGTTGAGTACGCTCTGAACGGTTCTAATACATGGGATGATCTATTTCAGGGGACGGCAGCGAACAAAGCCAAAACAATGGATGTGACTGCCCCGCACGCGGGCGATCAGATTGTTATTTCGCCTGCTAACTTCGGTGTATCAGACAATGAATCAGACATCTTTTCCGTTCGAGTTACGGGACTTAATGGGGCTAGAGATGTCGTTAGTATCATCAAAATTAAAGATGGGGTAAGTGGGAAAGCCTCTCTGTACGTCAGCATTACTTCTAACAAAAACGGTTTTAGTTTTAAAAATAACTTTTCTGGCAACGGAGCTACAAGTACTGCAAAAACACTTACCGCTCGCGTGTTTGATATGGCGGATGGAACTGCGGTGGAAGAGTCTAAGATTGCATATGCTTGGCAAAAGAACGGGGTGAATTTTGGCGGTACTGCCAAAAAGCAAATTGTTACGGCTAGCGATGTAGAAAATAATGGGTCTGATCAGTTCCAGTGTAACGTCACAGTTAGCGACTAAGGGGCGATCATAATGGGTACTAGAGTAGCAACGGGGATAGTAACACTTTATGACGTGGCTGACGGCGAACACGCGTACCAATCATACCTAGAGTGGACGGGTACTACAGTACTAAGTGCGGGAGCAAGTTGGCAAGGACAAACCAATACACAGAGTTTGACATGGGCTAAAGCCGCAAACGCGGGAGCATGGTCGCCTACAGGCATATATGCAGAGTACGATACGGTATTCGTTAGAGGCGGCGTTGAAGTTGGCCGCAGACGTTCAGTCATAAAGCGTTTAAGTGGTACTGTAGATATCGTAAAGGAAACAGCCGTTAGTTCTGCTACAGACTACGCTACGCATCGTGTTTGGAGCGGTAGGGCTACTCCGAGTTTTACGGCGTTTGAAACACTGTCTTTATCAGGAACTCTAGTACATTCCTCGCAACCAATAAACTTTACTGCTGTATCTGGGGGCGATAAGGGTAATCGAGGCGCTGGCTGGTACACAAAAGTTAGCACCGCTACTGGCTGGGGCGATGCTTTAGCTAACACTGCTTGCCCGTTAGACACTCCGCAAATTAATGATCGCGTTACTCTATATAACGAAACTGAGTCAGAAACTGAAATACCTTGGTCTACAACTAAGTTTTATAACGCAAGCAATAGTTGGGAAGGTGCAGCACTTGTAATTGATGGTAGTTTGATTGTAAAAGATACTGTTAGTGCTGATAAGTTATTAGTAAACGAAGCTATGGTTACTGAGTTGTTTGCTGAAGATGTTACGGCAACTGGGACTATAACAGGAGCCACGTTAGTAGGCGGCAAATTAACTATCGGCACCGTTGGAACAGGCAAAAGTGTCGTTCTTGATTCAAGCGTAGTGGATTCATCACCAATACATATTCGTGATGGTGATAACGACATGCTGCATTTCGTTACTATCAACGAAAACACGGCTAATGAAAGAGTAGTACTTAAATTAAGTGGTGGTTTGGGGCCACAAACTATTGATAGCACCAGTGTATTTACTCAGGATGTGCTAGATGTTTTAGTACCTCAAGTTGGTGGAGGAACAGGTGGTGTGTATAACGCTCCTCCTGATACGTTTGTAACAAACCCAACTACAGTAGATTTAACAATTGAATCTGCTAACTTAACACAACCCACTATTTCTGTGACTGTAACGGGTAGTTACACTGCACAAGTTGAAAATTATGCTGTTCCAACATGGACAGTACAGATACAAAGAAAAGTCGGAACTGCAGCCTTTTCAAGCCCTATATACAGCCAAAACGTTACAGGCACTTACAACTTTTTTTCAGAAACGGAACAAGGCACAACAGTAACTTTTGGTTCTGGCAGACTTAACATTAATGTTGAACACGTAGACAACACTAGTGATGCTGTGCTTAGTGACAGTGTTACATATCGACTAACGTTGACTAAGGTTAGTGGGCTTGGTGATGTACCTAAATTAAAAGCATTTACTGTAGCACAGTCAGTTCAAGGCGGTGGGGTTGGTGGAGCAGCGACTTCGTTAAACGGAGAAACGGGAACGTATTACCTTGATTACGATAATTTTACAAATACGCCCGTTATTAGTGGATATTACGATTCCAGTAATTTTGGTCAGACAGAGATAAATGCTTTAAACATTACTGCATATAATTCTGGTTTGTTGAACGGTGTAGCAAGTGGCACTGCGAGTGAACTAAATACTATAGTTAAACGTGATGCTTCTGCGAATATTAGAGGTAACACATTTAAAGCAAGTGTTGCTGATCAAGACACTATAGATGGTGCAATGGCGTTTAGATCTAATAACAGCACTCTTGACCATGTTAGATTTTGTGATGATGTTGGTGCTATACGCACATACTTGTCTACATATAGCAAAGCAGAAGCTGATTTAAGATATGCAGTTATTGGTACCGATACTGGTTCTGGCGTGTATTTACC